CCTCAAAGACCGCTTCCCACCCGGGCGCTTCCCCAAGCGCCAACACCACTGTGCGCCAACACAGTGGGTCCCAGCAACGCCGCGGAGCTGGGGCAGTTGCCAGCGATGGCAACGGGCCCGACGAAAGTCGAATTGTCATTGAGGACAATGGGGCGGGCGTGAGCCCCCCTGCCCAGGTGGCTGCACAAGACGCAGCAGCCACCTCTGGTGCGCGTTCAGGCGCGCATCGAAATGGTACGGCCAAATCCCCTGGCCGCAACCCCAGGCGCCGCAAGACGACGGGCAGTCGTGTTGCGAAAGAGCCCAGCGCGAAAAGCGTTGAACAGGCCCCCACTTCCCAACCTGCGCCGGTTGATTACGTTGACTGCGATGCAGTCTTCGCGCAGGTTGAGAAGGCCTACCCCGGACTCCTCGATGATGAAGATCGAGCGTTCTCCCACCGCCAAGCCATCGTAGCTGCGATGCGCGTACTTGGCACTGAGGAGCAAGTTCGGAAGGTCACACTCCCCGCCGAGCAGGCAGACGACCGCCGTGATGGTGATGTTACGTCTGCCGACAGCGAGGCCAAGGAGTGTGAGGAGGCTGAGGTCACGGACGCCCCCCCCGCATACAAACCACCCGAGGAAGAGGGTGTGCAGGAGTGGGCATTCGACTGGTGGTACCTGATGGAGGTGCTCCTCTCGACCGTCCTCATGTTCGTTCTGTGGTTCTGGATGCCCCAAATTCTCCACCGCATCAACTTCGCGTACAACACCCGTTCGTGGACTCTCTCGGATCTCTGGGACCTGAACTTTGCATTCTACGGAGTGCAGAATCAGCTCCAGTTCGATTTCAATGGGATGATACGAACGATGGAGTCAACCGAGTTTGCGGCCCTGACATTTGTTTGTTGGGTGGGGTTCATCCTGTATCTTCGTCCGATCCGTTACAAGCGCATCGGCTTCCCAGACATCGGCGCACAGATCAGTCGTATCGCCGCGGTTCACGCGATTGATCTCGAGTTGTTGTCCCATCTCATGTTGAAGACCATGCTTTCGTCCAAGACGAAGTTTCATGCCGACAACGTCCGCTACGCAGCAGTGCAGTGGGTCCGGCTGAATCGCAAGGGCTGGTCTGAGATGCAGACTCTGGAGCAAGTCACCCGTTCCGTCGGGGTTTGCATGGAATTAACACCATGCGAATCAGCACTGTTCCAGTATTGGGAAGTTGATGGCGTCCTTGAGTCCATGCGGGGTGTGACCCGCTGGGTCAAGGAGGGGTTACTTCCGGCGGGGGGCCGGATGGACCTCGCTTGACGGTGCCCTGTGCGTGTACCTGCACTCTGTGCCGGTGACAAAGAAGTGAAACCCTTTGACACCGGCTGCGGCATAGATGAGTGCCTACCGCCCAGGGACGACGAACATACACGCAAGTGGGTCAGGATTGCACGGTTGGTTTTCCGTGGCTCCTGGCTGCCATTTGCCCACCATGATTGCACCTGCAATCAGGTGATCGCCCTCAGGAACCGTGTCCTGGGGGCGGTACCAGCCCCGACTGAGGCTGGTTTGTCAAAGCTTCGCAAGCAAGCACGGATGATATCGAGGCTGCTGCCGCGTGTGTCCCCCCAAGAATGGTACGAGATGCCGAACTTATATTCAGGAGGCAAGAGAGCCAACTATATAAGAGCGACTGATCGTGTTCTTCGGGATGGATTGACCAAACTAAGCGCCCGTATCAAAATGTTTGTGAAGTTCGAGAAATTGAATCCGTCGAAGGTCAATCCCGACCCGAGGGCGATTCAATTCCGCGATCCTAAGTACTGTGTGGCTGTTGGCAGGTTCCTGAAAGCCTGCGAACACCCACTTTACCGACTCCACGGGGATGGGAGGACACTCCCCCCCACAAGGTTAATCGGTAAAGGTCTCTCACAGGCCGGTCGAGCTAAGCTCCTGGTCGAGAAGATGAGTGACTTCAGTACCCCCTGCGTCATATCGCTGGACGCCAGTCGCTTTGATCAACATGTGAGCCGTGAGCTCCTACAGATCGAGCACAGTGTATACCTTGCCATGTGTAATGACCCCGAATTCCGAATGCTGCTTAGGTGGCAGTTGGATAACAGGGGCGTGTCCTCAAGGGGCATTAAATACCACACACG